GTCCTGATATTGTCCTGATATTGTCCTGATATTGTCCTGATATTGTCCTGATATTGTCCTGATATTGTCCTGATATTGTCCTGATATTGTCCTGATATTGTCCTGATATTGTCCTGATATTGTCCTGATATTGTCCTGCCCACAAAATCAGAATCAAAAAGGACATCGCAACACCTCAAAAAATATTTTCAGAAAACGCTTGACATATTCTGGATATCTGTATTCGTGTGTTCCATTCTAACCTTTTTTGATTTTAACTATTGATCCACCACCCGATTTGACGATATTTGGCTATAGGATCGTTTTTGTTGAGCGGTGGCTTGCCAACTAAAAGCCTTACAAAAGCGAAGATAAAGAATAAAATAACACCAGAAGAGAATGTTTTTCCTGGTGTTATTCTTTATATTTTGTTGGTTCTATTTAGAAAGAATGATTATTTTCCCCCCGACGTTAGTTCCGCTTTCTTTGAATGCTCCCTGCTCAATATCTAAGACTTCCGCATCATTCTCGTCTAGGAATTGAATAAACTGGATCTGTTTCCGTTGACTCCCGTTAAACCAGGACGTAGAACAAATCGAAACCAACCGACCACCATCATTTAAACAGTCCCACATCTTTAGGATATGGTCAATATCCTGATTTTTGGTAAATGGAGGATTGGCAATAATCCGGTCATACTTCCCCTCGCTATGATTCAGAAAATCGTCTCCTAGTAAATTGAATTTGAGCTTGGTTTTTTTTAGGATAATGCGATTAACCTCCATCAACTCGTAGCAGTCCACCCTTACATTACAAATGGCGTTTATCGCCCGAATGATGGCTCCTTGTCCGGCGCTCGGCTCTAATATTGAATGGTTATTATCAACCTTCGCTAGTTCAACCAAGTAGTTAGCGAGTGGGGCAGGGGTTCCAAAAAACTGAAATTCTTTCTTGAGATTGCGATCGCCACCATTGGCAATTTCGCTTAATAATTCAGTTGGATCAGTTAAGAAAACAAATCCTTGAACTTTCCCTCCTTTCCACTTGCCACCGATTAAATTAAGGGATTTGGCAACTTCCAGATAAAGTTTTCTTTCTAACTGGTCTTCTGGGAGTTTGACGATATTCCCGTCAACGGTACATTTAGACAAAATATCTTCTTTCGTGGTCATAATTCCTTATGGTTCCTACTCTTTGTTGTTGGATTAGGGGTTATTCCCTATTGCTCCAATTATAACTTAAACCCGATGAATTATCAATGACAACACCACAAGAACAAAAAGAGTGACTAGCAGGGGTTGGGTTTCGCGTGTTACGGGGTGATTAGGCTTTTTGGATGGCAGTCCCACAAAAATCCCTTACAAGAATAAGCCCAGACACCGGACACACAGGGACTTTCAGGGATTTCTAAAAATTCTTTTAGAAATCGCTTGACAATTCCTATGGTTCGAGCTATAGTTAAAAAAGTAGAAAACAAAAGGCGAAACGGCTGGCTACCCTGCAAAAGTCACCAACCGAATCCCTCCACCTAACACAAGGCTTAAATACCATGTTACACCAAACGAACCACTTAGTCAAACCCGAATACAGAAACAGAATAATTGTAGCCCAGGTTTTGACTTGGGACAATTACGGACAACAAGAGGTGAGACCGGAAGATATCACACAGATGGCGATCAGCGATGGGATCTTAACCTACCGACTGGGGGCGAAAGCCCACCCCATAGGGGTTGATCAGTTCGACCGCTTCTGGAAAGCGATACAAGAAGCTAAAAAAGCCGAAGCCCAGAAACAAGCCCAAAAACAAGCCCAAAAACAAGCCCAGGAAGCAGCAACCGAACCCGAATGGAAAATTGAACACTCCTTTATAGACTTCGATGATACGGAAGTAGATGTAGTAAGCCGAACAATCAACGGGGTCAAAGAAACCCGGATGATGTGGAAGGAAGACACACTTTACGACCTGGACTTTGCGATCCGCACAAGCTCAGGTGTGGTGGTCAAAGCCTCCTGGAAGTATGGACACCGCAATTCATGGTTAAACGCCTACCGAGGCCTCTGGACGGCCCGTAACCGCCAACGGAACGCGGAACGGGACGCTATTGAACAGATGGAAGCCGAACACGACGATGCCCGATCCTACTGGGAAATGGCAGACGCAGCATATTAAAATCCGAGGGGGGATTTTTGCCCCCCAAGATAGCTAACTTAGAATCTTGAAAGGAGAAACATGAACGCATCGGAAATTAGACACGCCTTTAATAATTATGACAAAGATTATTTAACCCTCCCTGATGGCGTGGAGCTATGGGGAACAAGAGATGGTGATTGGTGGGCTACGGGGACTAAGTGGTTCCTTCTAAAAGGCAACTCAGTTATTTCAAGCCTTTACCAACCGCCTAATGACGATATGAAAGAGGCAAAACGCCTCCGCACTAAGTGGCTTAATGAACTAATGCGGAGTGGGGAAGGACTGTAAACTCCCCTAGCCTTTCAAAAACAACACTACAAACGCAAGGAACTAAAACTATGTCAGTATTTATCGTTTCCGATAACCATATCAATACAATTCTGAGTTACGTTAACAACAGTCAAGGGCAAAAAAATTCATTGTTTAGTAGTTATAACTACAATGATTTGCTGAAAATTGGGAAAATGTTTATCGAAGCTAATATCGAGAGCTATGAAACTCGATACCCTAAAGAGAAAGTTGAAAGGTTTGAATATGAGCTAAAATTGTTCCCCGTCAATATCTCGGTGATGCAATTCATAAAATACATGAACTGCCTTGAATATCAATGCAATGAAGTTGAAAACTGGGAATCTACAGAAGCATCAAAACTGATAAATTGTTGGGTAAACTCGGCATACCAACATTTACCAGAATGGCAAGCCGCCAAATGGGAAATTGCTTAATTGGGAAATTGCTTAATCATCAGTCATCGGTTATCAGTTAAAAACAATATAATCAACAGAGGAATCATGTCATCTCAAATTGAATCAACTGAATTTTCCCCCGTTAAGTACCCCAACGGGTTAACCGTAACCAAGTCGATGACAACCCCATCAAAACCAGGCAAGAAACCCCGCGAGGTTTGGACTGTGACGGGGTTAACGCTTAACGAATACCGTGACGCATTATATGACCTTGGTGGTCGCCCCTATCCCCGTAGCTCAAAGCATAATTTCAACTTCTGGGATGACCCCAATAGTGATATCGCAGCGTTAAACGATAGCGATAAAACATCCTTTGCCGAACAGCAAGAGGGAATGAAAAAACGGGCGGTAGCTCGTTCAGAGCGATATAAGGAGTTAGCTCAAAAGAACTCCGATAAATCAAACGCTTATTATCAGACTTCTAGTGACGCTGTAGCAGGCATCCCCCTGGGGCAACCCATCCTAATCGGTCATCATAGCGAAGGGCGACATCGGCGCGATATAGCCCGTTGTCATAGTGCTATGGACAAGAGTGTAGAGCATCAAAAGAAATCGGAACACTACGAATATAAAGCAGCCGTTGCAGCCAGTAATGCCGAAAGCCACGGCATTGAGTTTATTGGCAACCGAATTGCCGACTGTGAGGCTAAAATTCGGGCTTGCGAAAAATACCCAGACACGCAGTTTTATATTCAACAAAAGAAAGAGGAAGAAGAAAAATTAGAATACTGGAAACAGAAGTTCGATGAAGCTGGCGGGTTACGGGTTGAGATTAGCAAGATAAAGAAGGGTGACTATATTAAGGTGCGGGGTCAGTGGTACACGGTAATCAGGGTTAACAAAAAGACCGTAACCCATTCATGGTTTTATGAAGGCGGAGAATGGAAAAGCCCACACCATGAAATTCAAGAGCATAAAACGGTAGTATAGGGCAAAAATAAATGCAACACAGACTGTACGGATTAAGAGGAGAGGCATACACCCAGGAATATAAACGGTTGTACACCGAGCTTGCTCCAGAGATCAAAACAGAAATTTTGAAACTCAAGACTTCATCGGGGAGTTTCACGATCTACGACTTTGGCAGTTTATGTATGAAGTTTGAAATCCCTGCAATAGTGATGGACGACTACCTAAACTCAATTTTCCCTCCTCCTTCTGATAGCTTCTTTTGGGGTGCAGGGACGTGGGAGAGACTTCATAGCAATGGGGTCAAAGCCGAAGACATCGGGATAGCGTGGGGTGATTAGAAAGGAGATGATCATTTAGTGCCGCCCTTTTTTCGTGGAGGGCGGTGTTTCTATTTTTTGATACAATACAATTAATTAAACAAAAAGCAAGGAGAAGGCTGTGGAAAACAAATGTCCCAGATGTGGAAGCAAATCTTTCTATTACAATGGAATAAGAAAGCGAAAAACAGGCGACGCACAGCAATATCGCTGCAAAAACTGCAATAAACAATGGATTGATGAACCTCTGCCAGGAGGAAGACCTCCTCTATTGACCTCCTACGACGACGAATATTGGTGCCGGAACCATTTAGGCGTTAGAGCCAAAGCCAAGGGCTTGTGCGCGAACTGTTACGCCACTCACCGAAGAAAGGAGAGGGGAAAAGGAAAACCAGATCCCCTTGAGTCTCTATTAGTTTTAAGTTGAGGATTAGCCAATAGAAAACCCTGGTCATGCCAGGGTTAAGGTGTCTATTTTAGGCGATCGCTTATTTCCCGTCACCTAAAACCGCATCCTCTAATTGCTTTAGCCGCGACTCTATTGCCATGAACCTCTTGCTGTCTGGACTGGGATTGGCAGAATTGATCGCTTCTATCCCTGCTTTTATTAAAAGTTTTAGGGTTCGCCCTTGATTGAACTCCAGCATTTTCCCAGGCGTGGGATAACTCTCTAACCCGATTTTCTCCATCTCCTCGTAGATTTCGGGAGGGCATCGGAAATTGATTGCTATAGAAGATTGTCTGTTCATGATGGAATATGGTTTACATTATTTCCCTTATTATAGCCTATTGTTGACATTTTGCAATACATAAGTAAACCAGTAGAGTAAACTGTAATTATGTAAGAAATACTAAATGTGAATGGTTGCAAAAAAGTAAACGGATTAGGTACTATGCAAGACAGTTTTCTGAATTTTAAAAAATTAGGAGCGATCGCATGAATTATTTTATCATTAAAGCTAAAGGTGCATCTGTCTTTTGGACAGGTACTCAATGGCATCATCCAGCTAAAAGATATAAGTCAAGAAAGATAGCTGAGAATGCTATCAGAAAAACAACCAATCACTATGAGTTTAAAAGACGAGAAAAAGAAGTAATAGAAATCAATCTTCCATAAAATTCAACCCCGTAAAGTTAATTTACGGGGTCTGTTATTATTTCTTTTTCTTCCAACTTTTTCCGACTTTATTTAACAAGCCAGGAAACATTCTAGTCCAAAATATTCCCCCTATAGCAAAAGCAATCATTGTGGCTTTAGTCGGTGGATCACAATTAAAAGGAAACCCACCAGCCCTATTGTCGAAAGTTTTATAACCAACAATATTGTCATCGTCAATATCGGCAGTTTTAGTAACTAGCCTTAACCAATTAATAAATAATTGAGGATCGGATTCAAAAACCATTTCAACAATCCGATCCTCAATCAATCCCAACTTTTTCGCATCCATCATTTTTACCATTTAGAAGTTTGACAAACAGTTCCCCAACCCTCAAAAATTTCCTCAAATCTTTGAGGTTGTAATCCAAAATAAAACAGAGTTTGGGAGAACCTGTTTTGATTCTGTTTCTTCCCTTCCTCAGCCCGTTTAGGGGAGTAGAATGTGAGGCGAGTATGCGGGAGTATGAAGCGATCGCACTGATTCAAAGCCTTTTTATACCAGGCTGTACTGTTGTCAGTATTGGTTAACAAGAATGCTTCCGCTTCCGTCTCGTTCAGGGTTTGAATTAATTTGTCAACAACCTTCTCAACAAATCCCGCGCTGTAGGGAGGGTTTAACCAGAGTGTCTTAGCCCGTCTCCAGTTCTGTTTAAATCCATCATCTTGAATTGTGAATATCTTTTGAGCTTTTACCGTTCGGTTGGCAAGTTCACAGCTAAAAGGGTCTAATTCAGGAAATCCATAAAACTCATGGACTAAATCAATCAAATCAGACGGGGTATAATTTTCGTTTGAATCAAGAATTACGGGTTGTGTTTCAAACAGACAAAGTTGTTGTATAATCATTGTTGTTTACTCCTTTTGTGTTTAAAAGTATCTGAGATGCTCTACAAACTCAGATACTTTTTCTTTATTATAAAGTATTAGAGATTTTTTGGTGGTTTTGCTATGTTTATTTTATCATTATTAGTGATAAAATAGTTTTTAAAATTGAGGAAATAAAAGTGACAACAGAAACAGCACCAACGGAAATAGCTACGCCGTCGATTGTAGGGTATTTACTCGACAATCAAGGGAAGACAATTAAGTGCAAAGCAACGATAAACTCAAAGGGATATATAGTTTTTTATCCCGTGGACGAGGAGTGCGATCGCAATACCAACAACGACTGATTATGTTAATGTTTTCGTGTTATAATAATATTGGTGGAAAGATTCTCTCTTAAAGTTACCCGGCATCCGCTTGGTGGCTTTTTGTTTTATGGGTTTAGGTGTTAGAATATTATTGGAGAGATCAGAGGGAGAAATGCCAACGACGACTGATTATGTTAGTTCGGTTTCGTTACTGCCAACACTGGAATTTCTGGAGCTAGTAGGCAAGAAACAATGGGACTCAACCGTTAGTTATGGCTTAGGAATATCAACTATTGTCCCGATGTTTCACTCCACAACCAACTCGGAATGGCTATGCCTAAACTCTGAAGCCGAGTTTTTGAACTCACCCATAGGGACAGTATCAATCAAGAATCCTTTTGCCTACACCCGACCGGAATCGTCCCCAGTTTATATTGGCTATAAGGATATTTCCATCCCATCTACTAAGGTAAATAAAGCCAAATCACTCTATTTGTTCAGGATAGATGAAGATGGGATAAACGAAGTTATTATGGTTTCTAATTATGACAAGAAACCTGACAATGTTACCACCGCACCGCCATTGGATTGCTTCTCTAGGGAGTGTCTGACGTGGTTTAGTAGCGATGTTGATTGGTTTACGGGGTTCGGCGTTACCTCTCAGTCTCTGGCTTCGTTTGTGGTAGATGACAATGGGATTATATTAACTAAGTCTAGCGATATTTTAGCGGGGGTAATTCCTGAATCGGTGACAACGGTTGACTATACTAATATTCAAGTTTTAAATACAGTCTCAGAGTTGACCCCGTGGGTTTCTATTCAGTTATCAACAGGGGTTCAGTACATGGGTTCGGAAGATGATAAAGCTAATATCTTATTTTTGTTTTCGGTAGACAAAGACGATGATTCATTAGTGGCTTTTGCTCACGGATATACAGCACCAGGAAAACAAGGTTTTCTTTATGATATTATTGAAACACAAATCTATTTTGATACTAGCGAGATTATAATTATATGAAAGTTAATGGTGCTTACAAGTTTAGAACTAAAGCAATACAAGATAATTTTGTTTCTTTATATATCAAAGTGGAGTTTGGAGGAGAGAATAAAATATCTCATGATGATTTTGCATCCATCGTTTCAAGGGGACTTGTATCAGATTTTTTTAGTCTTCCTCAGTACATTGAGGGAGAGGAACTAAACCCAGATTTGAGCACAGATGTCAAGGTGACGCTGTTTGCAAGTAACGGAAAAGGAAGGGTTTTTTATAAACGAGAATTTCCTAATTATCTTCAATATTCAGGTATATCATCAGGTAGACTTAGTGTTTTTTCTACAGCCTTCGGTCGCCCTAGAGGGACTGATTGGTGGGGTGTTCATTGGGGAAATGACTATCACTATTGTTTGGCAGGATTGAAAGCGTATATTGAAATAAACGAAGATGGACTGTATTCTGTCTATGGGGTTATTAATCCAAATTCCTCTCTTGATGTTTTTACGGGTCTTTATGAACTTGGGGAATATGAATTTTGGGAAAGTGGTATACATAAAAGTTGGGTCAATCCATTCTACTATCACACTAGGCGTGGGCATACTTGCCATAATTTGTTTTGGATTAATAGTCAAAAACTTTACTATCCGATCCTGTCATTTAAGGATAATGAACCCTTGGTTGAAATTGGGAGTTTATCGCATACTGTAGCCCCTGAAAACCCAGCGTACAATCCAATAACAGTATATAACGGAAATTCATTTATAGCGGACTTTTTCTATGTCGGGGCTGGGGTGTGGACTTCGCCTATAAACGAAGCCGCTTCTTTTGTTCATAAATATCCAAATACGAGTATATTCCCTTTCTCGTCTCCTCGTTTACCTGGTCAAACAATGGTCTGGAGTTATTATACAGATATGGATGTTAGTTATTCTACTACTCTTAGTGGTGCCGGGTATTCATATCCTCTTTACGCATCAATCATTAAAGATTCAAAAACAGGGGTTTTATTAGAGTCTAGACAGTCTTCTTCTGGTCTCATAGAGACATTGAGAGATGGGATATTACTGCCTTTTGATTATAGCAGCTATTCAAACAGAGAATCATTTGGATTAGGCGGAGTCGCTTATTGGGAGAGACCTGCTTTCTTTCTCTACGATGATAATATTTATAGTTGCAAAAATGCTGTTTATGATAGCGAAAAAGGCAAGTGGAATATAACAATAGAAAAAAATGTTAGCGTTTCATACAACAATTACCTAGGTGCTATTGACCCTTTTCTGGTTGATAAAACGCCTCAAGAATTTACACTTGAACATTCAGGACTTGACCCTGAGTTTACGAAAGCACTCCTTGAAAACGGAAATCCTTTCGTTGCTTCTGGAACTAGGTGTTTTTCTTCAGAGACTAAAACCTTATGGAGATATTGCAATTCGGCTTTTATTCCTGAATTTGTTGCGTGGGAAGATAAAGTTTAAGATTTTCAAAGGTGGGCATCCGTCGCCCGACTTCTGTATCCTCAGAGTATAACCACCAATTGCAAAACGATTGGACTTGATGCTGTTCGGCTATTGATATCAACTCCGACCATAGCCCATTACAAATCGCTTTATCGGCAACGGATTTATACCAAAGACTCGCCTCAATAAAATGCACGGGAACATCAAACATCTCAATAATTTTAGGTAATCTGGTTAGGATCACCGGAGCATTGTAGGTTTTCAAATGAGTTTGAATCCCTACCTCTACCGGAAAATCCTTAGCTAATTCGTGGCAGATGTTGGCGATCGCATCCCATTTATTGAATAGGTGGGGTTTGAAATCTCCCAAAATTAATCGGGCTTTGGGGTTGGCAATATGCGCGGCTTCACAATATCGCTTTAAGTCATCGAGCTTGTAATTAGGATATGGAACCCCAATGTCATCGGTGAACTCATTTGTTAATACCCATTCATTAATCTTAGGGAATTTTGCAACTCGTTTTTTAATCCATTGTTCTATCGTTTCACAACCGGAAAATGGACAGGGCTTATGATGTTTATGCCCATAAAGGAATTGCGCTCGGATAATTTTATCTGGGAAGTCCAGAGGGTTTTTAGTCCCGTTCCGGTCAACAAATAACTGCCAATGGTAGCCAATCACAACCCCGTCAAATAGCGTTAAGTCCAAAGGTTGTGAACTTCCACAGGTAAATTGAATCATTAAGTAGCTCCCTCTCCTGCTACCCACCCCCCGTTAAAGGGACGATATAAAATCCCTGTCGAGGTATCTCGCCAGGTCTCTCTCGCACTATTGGGGGTCTTAGAAACACTTGCCGGGGTGTTAGTGTGTACGCGCATTCTGGCATCTGTCTCAACCCACGCCGTGCCGTTGTAGACATAGGTTAGGACTGAATCATAGTTATTGACCGCCCCATTCTCTTGATATATCCAACGGGTTCCAATCGCAGCCGCCCCCGTTGGCGTGGTAGTGGCGACAACCGTAGAATCTCTGGATATAAACCATCTACCTCCGCCCGTGGCAGTGTAGCAACTTTTACTATTTGCTGTTGAGGTAGTGTCTGTTTTAACCAATGCTAACCAGGTTTTTTCTGTAATAGCCCAGAAAGTTATACCATCCTGCAAAGTTGTCACATCTAAAGCCACAATCGCGGCTATATTGGCTTTACTTCCCATCCAAGGCATTATCTTAAATCTCCGCTATAGTTATATTCGATAATACAGGAATAAAGTTAGGGATTGCCCCGTTCCAATCTTCTAAAACTTCAGAGTTCCAACCATCGCTAGAATCCCAAAATAAATTAACAGGGGTATCGGTAGCAAAAGCCTTAACCTCTGTTAATGCAGGAGCGAGTAACTTGGTTTGAAGTTGGAATGGAAAACCCCGATCTATCTTAGCATTAACCATAAAAGGTTTTAAGCTAAAGTAGGCATCCGTTACAGAAAGATTGCTAACCATTCCCCCGATAATCATAGTATCAGTGGCAGCCGTGAATAGAAGTTTTTGCCCTTCTATTCTTTGGTTTAGGTTTGTTGCGATCGCCATTTAGTCTCCTGTTGTGAGCTTACCTAAAGTTATTCCATCAATTGTCCAACCTTCTCTATCAACTATCGCCACAATCTTTGACATGATCTCCAATTTTTCAGTCAAGGAAATATCATCTAAGTCCATTGTTGTTAACAATTTCTGGATCTCCTTGTAAGCATAGCTCGGCATATCTGAATCTTTGTGAAGTTCTATCTTTACAGTCGTTGCAATTGCCATTGTCTTCTCCCCTAGCTTTTCTGATTGCCACACCCGTCAATCGGTAGATTTCTTTACTACACATTCTCACTATGTCATTAAGGATACCTTTCTTTTCGTCATCGTTTACACCCCACCCTTTAAGCTCAACAACTAATCTTTCTAGTTGTTCAATATTTAAAGGGGGATTTTCTTGATATTGTCCTCTATTTTCCACTCCCCACTACCTCCTTGAAGTTTTTCCCTGCCGAAAACACGGGGACAGTAACCGCAGGGATAATCATTGTTTCACCTGTTTTTGGGTTTCTTCCTTCTCTTTCCTTTCGTTCCCGTGACTGAAAAGAACCAAAACCAACCAATGTTACCTTATCTTGATTAGAAACCGCTTCCATAATCGTATCTAAAGCCGCTGTCAACACAGTGCCAGCTTGTTTTTTAGATACGCCAGCGCGTTCTGCCACGGCATCCACTAATTCACATTTATTCATTGATCCACCTTCAGCTTAGTAATTAAGTTAATAATATCACAAAACCTAAAGGACATGGGAGTTTTCTGTGATTCCAATTATTTTTATTCTTTCCCGCAAAACTTCTTTATATTTTTTCATCGCACTTAATTGGCAAAGTTGCCTCTGTCTTTCCCCATTTGAGACGCGATTCAGTGCAGGGTTGGAACCGATAAAACTTGCTAGTTTTTGAATCCTAGAATCAAGTTCCTCTTGCTCTAGGTATATATCACTCGACTTATTCATTGTAAACTAATAATTTGAACGAGACAATGGTGGGCTAGGTCAAGGATTACCCAGGTCAGGGATTACCCAGACACACAGCATGAAGCAGACGTTCACCCACCACTATTATTTTAACATTTTACTTGATTTTTGACCGATTGAGAGAGGCGGAGGATCTGGATCTCGGCGATCGCCCTGGGCAATACAAAACTTCAAACACACCCCACGCCCCTATCTTACCGATGAAGAATTAAAACAGGGATTGTTTGGAGTATTAGAGGAGGGTTGACGAGATAAACAGATAGAATCCAAATCAGGAGGGTGGTCTATTCAACCATCAGCATTAAAAGCAATGCGGCTTCATTGCTCTTAATAAATTTGTCCGTATCATATCATTTTGGGTTACTTGCAGGATAAAATCTCGCATCTCATCAAACCCTTCCCGTATTCTCCCTGAATCTATTGCGAATTGGATTTTCATATCGACTTCGGCCTTGATTGAGGCTAACTGAAATTGCTGTTCTAAAGACAATGCTCCGGGTTCTTGCTTTGCTTGCATGGTTTATCCCTTTCAATAGATAGTGAATTTACCCTATCTTATCCTGTGGATCGCTAAGAGAAAGATGTTATTGATACATTTAGGTGTTGCCCTAACGAATACCGTGTAACACGCTAACCTTTGTCGGGAGGGTAGGGGGGTCTTTTGGGGATTATGTGTTATAGTGAATATGGCTTAGGCTAGAACTGCTCTCGCACCACACGCAGTTTAGTTCAGTCCTTGGCTCCTTAACTCTTTGTTTTTCGATTTATTGTCCCAGGAGAAATCTTGGGACACTTTTTTGTTTATAGGGGTTGAGTTTTCCCTGGTGTTTGAGTTATAGTTAAAGCAGGAAACAAGGAGTAAAGAGCAAGGACACATGAATTGTTTAGACTGGATTAATTGGCGGAGCAATGGCTTCCGCGACTACACCGTTAATTTCCGGCTATGGCGTAACATTATCAGTCGCACTCGCCCCTGTGATTACCAGATCATTGCTTTTTGGTATTGGTTGAATTATCCTAGCTCAGATGGGGGCGGTTTCGGAATCAGGGAACATTCCCCCTACAAGATATGGCTTGAGGAACTGCGATTAATTGAGAAATTCGTGGGATTTGGTTTTCCTTTTAGAAATTACCCTCACTGGCGAAATTGTGTAAACTCTAGGGGGGAGTCGTGGAACAATCCCAAAAGTAAAACGGTTAGTGAAGGTCAATTAAGTTTGTTTTAGCTAAGTTTGTTTTAGCAATCACCAAGGGAGACAAGTCAAAAATGGAATTATTAACTTTCAAATCATTCAAAGAACAAATCAAGAAACTGTTTCCCCATTTCCACGAAGAAGTGGAGATTCACGCCGCAAACTTAACGGAATCAGCATGGGAATCCATAACGATATTGTATATTGCGAAGTTTGGCTACGATGATCCGAATGAGCATATTGTTGAATACGAAACAAGCGGGTGTTTTTATTACCACTCCCAGAAAATTATTGGGGTTGGCAAAACACTCTCGGATGCCATAGAAGATCATCGGGTAAAAGCTAAATCTAATCTTTCTTTCCTTTCAATGTCCAAAAGTTAAGCCAGATTACCGTGTAACACAGCAATTATGGCTTGACGAATCCAAGAAAGTGAGTTATGTTTAAAGATAGGAAGTCGCAAAACCAACAACAGCGAGTCCTATCTTTTTTATATCAAAAACAATGGCAAATCCAACCCCAAGGCAACTAGATCATTTTTTTAAAGGGAAGTGGAATAACCTCCCCACTAAAGTAATTCGACTCCCTGAAGTCTTCCATAATAAAGCATACGAGATATGCAAACTTCTTGACAATGGAGTAGATCCACTCGCAAGAGTAGATCCACTCGCAAGAGTAGATCCACTCGCAAGAGTAGAATCCGTGCCACAAACCTCTCCCTGGACAATGGAGGCGGTTCGGGACTGGATGGTTCACGAAGATCGGGAACTGCCTGAACTCCTGCCGTTAGAGCAAATATTAACAAAAGCGATCGCCGATGCCAGGGAACGGAAGATTGACCGCAGACTGGAACGAGCCGTTTGTTTTTTGGCTGACCGATGCGACGGAGCCAGGGAACATGATGGGTGCGGTTTTAATACCTGCGATTCCCAGTTTGGGAAATGGATTGCGGAACGAGTGCGGAGTGGTAAGCATCTATCGGGAAATATGGCAAAAGCCACACTCAAGATGCTGCAAAAGTATGTCCGGCAGTTAGAGAATAGCGGGTTAGTTCTACCGGAGTGGGAAGCGATCGCCCACCAATATCAAGCTACACCCGAACCCTCACAAGAGGAAAAGCCACCAAAACGGATTGAGGTTATCGGACATCGGCTCTGTGTTTTCCATCCCTTTGACGGGACGGGAGCATTCCAACAGAAAGCTAAAACCGTCCGAGGCTATAAATTTAACGAGTTGAATAACAAAGGATGGTGTTATCCCCACAGCGTATTAGAGGACTTAATTAAGGTGTTTCCCCAATCAGACTTTTACTATGACGACGAGATTCAGACCATGATCCATTTAATTGAAATCAAGAAAGCCGAAGCCGAGGCGGAACTCCATGCCGAAGCATTAGGAAAAGCAACCCGAATTATGGGGTTAGTCGAGAAGGCAAAAATAGACCAACCTCTCTCAAATGGTTGGATATTGCGAGACTATCAACAGAAAGGGGTTGAGTGGCTCCTGGCTCACAGCGAGGGCGGGATTTATAAAGGAGGCATCCTAGCCGACGATATGGGACTAGGGAAAACCTTAGAATCCCTAGTGGCAGCAAAAGCCCTGCAACGGACTCACAACTGCCCTGTGTTTGTGGTTTGCCCTGTATCTTTGATGGAGGGTTGGCGACGGGCAGCTACAATGGTAGAGGTTGAGGTAGAGTTGTTCTCTAATCACTTTAGTCAAATCCCTGCACCCTTAGAAAGCGGGGGTTTTGTGGTAATCTTTGACGAGGCACATAGCTTTCAAGATCCCACATCAAAGCGGACAAAAAAATTCTTGAATTTATGCCTTGCCGAGAATTGCATCGCCGCATGGCTTCTGACCGGAACGCCAATGAAAAACGGACGACCAATTAACCTGATGCCCCTTTTGATGGCGGTTGAACATCCCCTCGTGCAGAACAAACATAAATTTCAGGAGCGATACTGCAACGGGCATCGGAAGGTCATTAACTCCTACGGAAAGACTGTCTGGGACGTGACCGGAGCCGCATTCTTGGACGAACTTAGCCAGAAAACCCATGACGTTATCCTGCGGCGGACTAAAAAAGAATGCCTCCCTGAACTGCCACCAAAGACCCGAATCTTTAAGCAAGCGGAATTAGAGAAAACTCGTGCATCTGAATACCATGCCGAGATTAAAGCCTTAGTTCAAAACTACAAAGACCGTGCCGATGCAGGGGAGGTTGACCCCTCTGCCGAGGCCCTTGTTACCCTGAATATACTGCGAGGAGTGGGGAGTCGTTACAAGGCTGACAGCGCCATCACACTCGCCCAAGAACTGCTAGAACAAGGGCAGCAGGTGGTGATTTTCACCGAATTTATTGAGAGTGCCAAGGCTATCAATGCGGCGCTTGGGGGTGAGCTACTTATTGGGGGAGTAGATCCATTACTCCGACAGGATATGGTAGATCGGTTCCAAGCTGGGAAAAGTAAGGTGTTTGTCGGGACAATTAAATCCGGTGGGGTAGGTTTGACACTGACCGCGGCATCAAACGTAATCCTAGTGGATCGGGCATGGACTCCAGGTGACTGTGAACAAGCCGAGGATCGGTGTTATCGCCTCGGACAACTAAATGCAGTCTTCTGCCACTGGCTGAAATTTGGGACGGTTGACGAGGCGATTGACTCGTTGGTTGGCGAGAAGCAAGAGCGAATTGAGATTGTCTTAAAGGGCAAAACCCACACTATCAAAGCATCCTCCCCGATGGAATTAGCTAAGCAATTACTACGGATTTTATAGGAAAAGATTAAACCCGCCATCCTAGTTAGGGAACGGCAGGTTAATTTTCAGTTCTTTTTGCTTTTAGCTGTTCTCTTTTCTTTAACTTTTGCAACCCTTTCTGGTATTTTTCGAGGGATAATCTCAACGTTTCCCCATAACCACTGGGAATCGTTAATCTCCTTGAAAACCAAGTAATAGCGCGGAGGTTTTCCTTCTTGTAAAACGTGCAGTGTCGTTTCCTCACGATCTGCTTCTGGGTTGTACCGAGTAGGAGAAATCTTACAATAGTATGAAGGACATCCAATCCCCTCCTCTACTCCCTCTCCAAACTCTACCGTGGGGTTGGCAAAAACATAAGAAACTTGTTTATACATAACTTGCAACTTATACTTGTAACACGCGAAACCTAGGCATTTAACTCCCTGTCCAGAAAGCAAAAATTAGGGAGCAAGCCGAGCTTTCCCTAATCTATTTTTTTCATACCAAGCTGAAATCTCAGGAACCCATTCTTGAGTATGGGCCCACATCATTTCAGAGAGTTTTTGAATCTCTAATTGAGCATCTTTTTTGAATCTTAAATCGAGAAAATGTAACAGTGAACGCAGGTTACAAGACATAACAAAATGCTGTCTGAAATCGAACGGGATTAAACCCCTGGCGTGTTCTTCACTCATCCCAGACTCAATGTTTTGTTTATACAAACCACAAGCATCTACACAGTGTTGTAAATGGATTTCTCTTAATTCAGGTGAATAATAATATTTTTTCCCTTGGCGATCGCTGTAATTCCCCACCGGACGGAGGTAAAAAACATCTTCTAAACTTCTCTTGAAGTTGATTACATCAACAATCCTCTGCCCTGAGTAGCGCCCAGACTGAACATCGAAACTAGCTATTCTATGCCGGGTTGCCTGTTGCATCACACTATGGGGGAAATATCCTACACTAAAAACGATGTGGCAGTGCTCTAACACTCCAAAGTGTCCTCTATTTCCCTCTAGTAATCGTTTAACGGCTATCTCCCCACACTTAATTTCAGAAGGGGTTTTATCAAGGCTTTCATATATATAATCCTCACTATAATCCTGATGGAGAGCCAGATACATTATTGTCTGGGGATTAGCTGTTTTCGATAAAACATCAACCTTGAATCTGTCCATTAATCTCCTGCTCTTTTGTGCATCGTAATCATACCATTATATCATTTAATCACCCATCCCAAAATGGCCCACTTCCTAAAATGGCCATAATTTGTCCCCAAAAAAAAAGTTTTAAAAACCCCTTGACATTTCCTAGGGTATCAGTTATAGTTAGGAAAGTAGAGAACAAAGAGCTAAAACGACCATGAACTATAGAGAACTTCAACAATCCTTAAAAGTTTACCGTGCATTGGGTTTGACCATAGTCAAGCTCAATCAAAAAACGGCCGTTCTTCAGGCCGAATATAACCGGATTCAAGCCCAACAACAAGCCAGGATGCGATCGCACAAGCCCTACAAGTTGAAAACCAGATGAATGACGCTATAGGGATCGCGTTGACGAAAATCTAGTAAGCACACCCTATAGCACACCTAAAATAGTATGAGGACGATAAAATGATGTCATCAACAAAGTTTCAAATTGATTATTTCTTAACAACATCAAACTATATTCCTATTACCGAAGCAGGGTATCCCAACGGCTGTCAACTAGGACTAGGGGAGACCATTGCCTTCTTTTCAGGGATAGACTCCCGTGGATACACCATCCAAGCTGTCTACCGAGTCTCTGGGGTCGCAGATGACCCCGAACGGGGAGTGGTTGCCCAATTGCACTATATCGGGCAAAGTTGACCCCATACCCTATAAACCCTCTACAGCCTCCTTAAACCTAGGGAGGTTTTGTTTTGCCAAAAACCTAGGGAGGTTTTGTTTTGCCAAAAACCTAGGGAGGTTTTGTTTTGCCAAA